CCCTCTGTCGGCGCCCACCATCTTCGTACTGAGCGCCGTCCGAAGCCGTTGAGCTTGAAGGAGCAGGCGCTGATCCACTTTGACTCTTACTCCGCATCGTTTGAAACATCTGGCGGAGATTCCGACTTGATTCGCCGCGCCCTTGAACAACTCCCCGACGACCAATGACCCCTAACGAAACCTTCCAAACCTTCCAAACCGCCATCCGCCACGGCGGTGGCTTCATGGCCAAGTTGGCTGAAGCCGGCTTGGTCGCAGACTCGGACAACCGCCGCAAGCTGCTGGAGGCATTCCCGCAGCTGGAGCAATGCTTCGGGCCGCAGACGACGCTGCACCACCGGTGAGCGCTTACACCATCGCCGCCTACCAGCACGGCAAGCAACCACGCACGCTGCACTTGGTGGCGGTGTCTCCCGCAGCAGCAATGCTCACCGCAATGGAACTGATGCCCGGCTGGCTGATCAGCTCACCCACGCTTACCCCTGAATGGACCGATGACCTACCCCCCGCTTAGCGAGCAGCAGTGCGGCAATTGCAGGTACAACTATCAGCGTCTTGCTGAGTGCCGCCGCCACGCGCCGCAGCCATTGATTGAAAGAGGACCCATCGCACGGTGGCCTGCTGTTGCTAACGACGACTGGTGCGGCGAATGGAGCCCGAAGGAATGACCATCACCAACGAGCAGTATCACGCCGACCCAGCGATCTCAGCTAGCCACCTGCACGCTGTTGCGCAGTCGCCATACCACTACTGGGCGCGGTTCCTTGATCCAGATCGCAAACCAGTGGAACCAACTGCTGCGATGCGATTCGGCAGCCTGGTGCATTGCGCTGTGCTGGAACCGGATGAGCTGGGTGCACGGTACAGCCGTTGCGCCCCACGTAATACCAAAGCCGGCAAAGAGCAGGCTGCGGACCTCGCTGCACGCGGCATCGAAGCGGTCAGCGACAGCGACTGGGCACTGGCTATCGCCATGAACAACGCCGTGCGGCGGCATCCTGCAGCAGCTGCACTGCTCCAAGCCGGCAAGGCTGAGCAGTCCTTCTGGTGGGATGATCCTGCCACGGGGTTGCGCTGCAAGTGCCGCCCAGACTGGTATCACGCCACCACCGTGGTGGACCTCAAAACCACCACTGACGCATCACCGCGTGGGTTTGCTAAATCGGTGGCAACCTTCCGCTATCATGTGCAAGCGTCCCACTACCTGAGCGGCTTGCATGGTGCCAAGCGGTTTGCGTTCATTGCAGTTGAGAAGGCATACCCGCATCCGGTTGCGGTGTATGAACTTGACGCCGAGGCACTCCAGCTTGGCAATGAACTGCGGCAGCGTGATATGCGCGTGATCGCTGATTGCCGCGCCACAAATGAGTGGCTCGGCTATGGCGATGACGCGCAAACGCTGAGCCTGCCGAAGTGGGCGCTCAACCCTGATTCAACTGTTCTCACCTCTGATGATTTCTGACGACCACCCGATTACACCGCCGCAATGGTTGATTGATGATCGCTTCGGCGAAACGGATACCACCTACTGCGAAGACGTTAAATTCTTTGCCCGCTGGGGTGCCAACGAACAATTAGTCATCTGCCTCAAGTGGCTGCAATGCAACGGCTACGAAACCGCCGCCGCTGACCTAAAGGAGCACTGCCGCCCAACCAAACCCCAACCGCCCAAGACCGTCGTTGTTGACGGGCACACTTATCACCTCGCCGAATGACCTCCTCCACCCTCACTCACTGGACCCCAGAACAAACGCAACTGATCAGCAGCACCATTGCACCGGGCTGCAGTCAGGATGAACTGCGGCTGTTTGCTTATGCGTGTCAACGCACTGGGCTGGATCCGTTCTCTAAGCAGATCTATGCCATCAAGCGCGGTGGCAAGATGACCATTCAAGCCGGCATTGACGGCTTGCGCAGCATTGCCGAACGCACCGGCCAACTTGACGGCTCTGAAACATTCTGGTGCGGCGCTGATGGCGAATGGCGTGATGTATGGCTTGATTCCAAGCCACCTGCAGCTGCCAAAACCATCATCTACCGCCGTGGTGCATCACGCCCGTTCGTTGGCGTCGCGCGGTTTGCTGACTACAACGCCGGTCAAGGCTTGTGGAGCAAGATGGGTGCCGCGATGATCGCCAAATGCTCCGAGGCATTGGCGCTGCGCAAGGCATTCCCGGCTGATCTCAGCGGTGTTTACACCACCGACGAGATGGATCAATCCGAGACGGTAGAACCCGTCACTGTCACCGCTCAGCCACCTGCACCCGCTGCACTGCCCGCCCAACCGGCTGGCGATGCAAAGCTGTTCCAAGCCGGCAAAGCTGCTATCGCCAAGGCGGACACGCTGGAGAAGCTGGCGGAAGTGAACGAACGGATGAAAGCACGTCAGTCGCAGCTCAGCCCCGAGCAATATGACGAGCTGAGCACGCTTGCAATGCAACGCGAAGCAGCGCTGCACCCTGAGGTACCGGAGGAGGATCCATTTGCTGATGACTGAACCGTATCTCACCACCGAACAGCTCGCAGCGCGCTGGGGCCTCAAGCCATCCACGATCAAATCCCAGCGTTCGCGGGGGAACGGTCCTCCGCATTATGAGCTGCCGCGCATTGCAACACCAGCCGGTGAAAAGCGTGTGCGGTATGCACTATCCGCTGTGCTTGCTTTTGAGCAGACGCATGGCATCATTCCACTGAATCCTTGAACTGATGAGCCTTTACGCAACTGGTGTGATTCGTATCATCACCGACCCGCAACTGCGTGCCTTTGAATCCGGCAGCATGGTATGCAACTTCGCTGGTGGCATCCAGGAAGGTAAGGACAAAAACGGCAACTACATCAATAACACCATTGATGTAGAAGTCTGGGGCAAGTCGGCAGAACTGATCTACGACAAGTTGAAGAAGATGGATTCAATCCTCGCCAGCGGTAACATCCGCCGGCAGGACTGGGAAGATAAGACCACTGGCCAAAAGCGCAGTAAGCATGTACTGAGCATCAGCCGGTTTGAATTCATGCCGCGCCCGCCCGCTGGTGGCAGCAATGCCGCAGCTGCTGCCACCAGCGACACCGAAGACATCCCCTTCTGATGAACCAAACCGCCCTTGAAGCTGCATTCAAGGAGTGGTGGGAGGCGTCCTACGGGCGTCCTCCCGGCACCCATGCAGTGATGACCCATGCGGCATTTGCCGCGCACATCCTTCAACTACTGGAATTGACCGATGAACAAGGACTGCAGCCCGACTGAACAGCAAGCTCGCCAAGACGAGCTGGACCGGCTGTATGAACAAGACGGCCGCAATGATCCCAACCATCCACTGCACGCGACTTATACCGGGCTCTATGAATCATCATGCGCTAGCGATGGAGCTTGCAGCGGAGCTGGCGAAGCATGTTCCAGCTGATCACCACCTGCTGTGCTTTGCGCGTCGGTCGCTGGCAACACCAACCGCTGGCCAATTCAAACGCGGCATGGCAAATCCTGCATCAGTGCTGACGCCGGATGATGTGCGCCGAATGCGTGCTATGCGTGCAGCTGGTAATACGTATCCACAACTCGCCAAGCATTACGGCATGAGCATCAAACAAATCTGGCGCATCTGCAACCGCCACCAATGGAGCTGGGTTGAATGACTGAATCTGACATGGTGAATCACCCGCCACATTACAAACAAGGCGGTATTGAGTGCATCAATGCAATCCATGCTGCACTTGGTGATGATGGTTTCATTGCCTACTGCAAAGGCAACGTCATCAAATATCTATGGCGTGCTGAGCACAAAGGCAACCGCGCAGAAGATCTAGCTAAGGCTGATTGGCATATGCGGCGGTTGTTGATGGTTGCTGAGCGGCAGTAACTCGATCAACTTGGGCGCCCGCTGACTGCTCCTCCCGAGGTGGCAATCTCACCGCTGGCGGGCGCAGCGGTTACGCGATGGCCCAGAAAGGGTCAGATTCATTTTAGCCTTCTGATGCCACTCAATCGCGCCTCATGCCCATGCCCGCAATGCAAAGCACTGATCACCAGCGTGCTGCGCACATACCGCTCTGAAGGTGGCGACTACCTACGTTATCGAGAATGTGAATTCTGCGGTTATCGGTACAAGACCATTCAATTCGCTGAGTTCCTGGCTGAACCAGATGATGCTAGTGATCTCAGCGGCGGACCATTCACCTTGCATTTAAAACTCAATGTCGATTCTTTGCGATCGCGAAATCCGCAACGCCGGAATGGTCGAAGGCTACGATCCAGCATTGATCAACCCCGCCAGCCTTGACCTACGTCTTGGCGGCACAATCATGATCGAATCTGCCGAGGACTTGAACATGCGGCCGCTTAGCATCGCAGATCGCACTGCTGATGATCCGTACTGGCTGCGGCCTGGGCAGTTCATCTTGGCTGAAACGATCGAGCGGTTCAACATGCCCGAGGATGTCGCCGGCTTGTTCTTCTTGAAGTCCAGCCGTGCACGCGAAGGGTATGAGCACAGCCACGCTGGTTACGCCGATCCAGGGTGGCATGGTAGTGTACTGACGCTGGAGCTGAAAAATGCACGGCAGATCTTACCGCTGCCGTTATATCCAGGCTTGAAGATTGGCCAGGTCGTATTCATCCGCATGAGCGCCATGCCGGAGCTAAGTTATGCGGTAACAGGCCACTACAACGGCCACGACAGCGTGATGGGTTCCATCACCTAACCACCACCCAACTCCCTAGCAACCTCCAAATGCCACTGCTGCACAGGTGGTACACCGCCGCTAGCGGCTTCACGAATCAACCACTGGATTTGCGACCGCTGGCTTGCTTCTTGCTCCGCTAGCAGCAGTGCATATTCCAGTAGTGCAGTGTATTGCCCATCAGCGTGCAACTGCCGCAACATGGAAGCATTGGCTGCACCGTGGAATTGTGCTTCAATCGAATGAACCAACGGATTTTCATCCATGTCAACTGATCTCGTTAGCGATTACCTCAACAGTATCGCCCGGTATCCACTGCTTACGCCGCAGCAAGAGATACAACTCGGGCGCCGCGTACAACGCTGGCGGGAACTTAAGGATTACGACAGACCACTGACCACTGAAGAACGCCGCGAGTTGCGTAGTGGTGAACGCGCGCGGCAGCGGTTCATTCAATCCAACCTGCAGCTGGTAGTACATATCGCGCGTAAATATCGCCGCCGTGCAACGCAAACACTGGAGATGATGGACATCATCCAAGAAGGCAACATGGGCCTTGCGCGTGCTGTAGAGCTGTTTGATTACACGCGCGGCTATAAGTTTTCAACTTATGCCTACTGGTGGATCCGTCAGGCGATTGGACGCGCATTGGTGCAATATGACCCGATTATTAGGTTGCCAGTTGGTGCGCATGATCTACTGATCAAATTGCACAAGACCGCTGAACAATTCAGCCGCGAACATGGCCGCACAGCAACATTGCAAGATCTTGCGGGCATTCTTGACATGGAACCCACTGCAATATCGCAAACGTTGCTGCAGTCGTATAAGGTATCAAGCCTTGATAAACCAGCGCAAGGCTGCGAGGATCATTCAGCATTGATGGATCTAATCGCTGATCCGAATACCTATGACCCCGAAAATGACTGGCAACTAGACATCATCCGTCAGTATTGTGATGCCTACTTGGATGAACGCACACGTGATGTGATCACTGCACGGTATAGCCGCAACCCGATACCGTGGCGCGAACTAGAGCAGCAGTACAAGGTATCGAAGCAAACGCTGCAAGGCGCGGAGCAACGTGGGATCAATAGGCTGAAGATGTTGATCAACAACCCAATGGAGGGTACACCGCTTGGAGCCAACTATTCAGCGCCACGGTGATGTGTGGCGCGTCTGCGTTGCTGGCATGTGTAAAGACCACCGCCAAGAGTGGCAGGCTAAGGTGTTCTATCACCAGATGATTGAATCCACCGCATTACAGCCTGCTCACGATCCAGAAGGTACGACTCCTGCGCCTTGAACCATTCTTGCCAATCATCGCTACCTTTGCGGCGATTGCAGTCCCTACAAGCCGGCACAAGGTTTGTGGTGACTGTATCGCCGCCTTTATGTCTTGGCTTGACGTGATCTAATGTGTCTGCTGTGATACCACAATATGCACATTGATAGTTCCATGCCTCAAAGATCTGTTGCCTAAATCGTTGCTTTGCACTGCGTTTTGGGATGAGGTTAGAGCCATCAATGCAGTGATCCACGCTAGACCGTAGGGCGGCATGTAACATCAACGCCGCCGCGTTTGCGTGGTTGCAATGTCAGCCAAATGCCACCAAGTGACTTGGGCATCGCGATACGCTCTACTGCCCAACCACCAGTGCCGCCGAATTCTTGTTTGTATGTGCCGGTTTGCAGATGCCAACGCTGCTCAATCCATGCCTTGCCGTTGTTGCTGATGCGGTAGCACGGATGCGCGACGATGCTACGTTCGTGGTTGTGACCGTTTAATACGATGTCAGCATCAGGTGCGATCTGCGCATAACGCCCGCCACCCATTGCACCTTTGGTTACGATGCCACCCCATGCGCCGTGATGGAAGAATAACGTGCAACGACGGACGGATTCATTGTTATCACGGCAGAATACAAACCTCACAAAACCTTGGTAACCCATGTGCTCAGTAGTGGCACCATCGTTGCGCATCAGCCGCACAACATTTTCCAGTGGGTCAATCTCTTGATTGTTGAGCACAGCAGTTTCGTGGTTGCCATCGCCCATCATCAGAATCATGTCGCCATAGGGCTTCAGAAAATCCGCCGATTCACGAAAGACTAGATCAAAGTAATTGCCACCGAGATGCTCAGGGCGGATGTCACCTTTGCTGCCGCGACGATCTTTCTTGCCTTGCATCACGCATAGCACATCACCAAAAAACAGCGCATGACCCTTAGATGCGCGGCATTCTTCTAGGTGCTGCTTCAGCAGCTGCCGGTCGCACTTGGGGTTGTCAAGGTGGATGTCAGAAGCCAGCAGGAAGGTTGCCTGCTCTTTAAGGCTGCTGTACGGGATCCGCACCTCCAGCAGCTCGGGTGATAATCGCGCTGCTGTGATCGTCATGGTTGCAGTCTACCGTCGCACCGTGATACACCATCCCGAGGATGGGCCATCCGGCAGCCAACGCCGCAGCCAGTTTTGACGGCTGTAGGCAACATTACGCCCGGCGGTGGTATTGACGTAGCCGCCGTTGAGCAGATCAGCTTCACCGTTTGGGTCGTTGTGGACGAATGCCTTTGGCGTCATGCCGACCACTACGCTCCAGTGCCCGCCGCCTGTAGGGCGCGATGCATGGCCATGATGCAACCAACCAACCATCACCGGCTGGCCGGCCTCTAGCTCAGATTCTAGCAGCTCCACAGTTGCATTAGTGCGGAACTGCGCGACAAGGCCAAGGCTGTTGAGTGCCTTCACCTGCGCCATTGCGTCGGTGGTATCACCGAAACGCTGGCGGATGGCGTTGTAGGCATCATCGTTCGTCACCTTGCCATAGAACCGCGCCACCATCGCGGCACTGGAGCTGAAGCATTCGCGGTATCCCGCACCTGAGCGGTTGTCATGCTGCAGCTCATACGGCACTTGCAGCATGACACCAGACTGCTGCACCTCCGGTTGACCCTCGCGCCACAATGCACCTTCCGCGCGACGACGACGGAGCAGGCCGGCCTCCACGTTGCTGCCGGGATTGCGGTACGACTCCATCGCAGCTGGCACCCGCGCCCAATCCTTTTCGCGCAGTCGTTTGCTGATGGTCTCAAATCCTGCAGAGCCATAGAATTCAGCGCCGAGGTTGTAGGCGAAGCTGATCAACGCACACTGCTGCCCTTGCCGCATGGCACCCCAATGCGGCACCGACGCGCGCAGCTTAGCGGCGATGCGCTCCACCTCGATCTCCAGCAGCTCCTGCGCGTCGATCACGGTGATCTTGTCGCCGCGCTGCACCTTGCGACTATCGGGGTAGCGTGTGGTGCCATAGCCAATGGTTGCTACATCCCAGCCATGCAGCGGGTCTGGGTATGCGCTGAGGTGGCAGCCTTCAAACTCTTTAATGAGCTTTATGGCTGGCGCATAATCATGCAGCTTGCCGGCTTGCTGCCAGGTGCGATACCACGGCCGACTACGCTCAAATACCTCCGGCGCTGCCGCCATCAGCTCAGCTTCAAGTTCAGCCACGGCGGACATTTGATGCGGCGTGCCGTGCTTATAGAACTTGAACAGATCAGTCAGTCTTACTGCGGTCATTCCAAGGTGAGCGGATCTCCATTGCGCCGCCCAGCAAGCGGCTGTCGCCGGTTTGCAATGTGTCGTCAACTGCGTGATGCGTGACAACAGGCTTCGGCTGCTGCGGTTGTGCAGCGTGCCACTTCTCCTCCTCGCGGTCGAGGCGTGGCTTCAGCGTGGCGCGAAACTTGAAGTCTTGCGCCCACTGCTGCAGTTGTTGCTGCCAGGTCGGATCGCCGAAGCGAACCAACCAGGTTACTTCTTTGGGAATACCACCTTCAGCGCTTTGATCACTAGCTGCACCCAGCTATTTTCTTTGATCGGCAGCAGCGTGATGATTTCAGAACCAGCGCCGACGATGATGGCAATAATCGCGAGGGTTTCAGGGCTCATGGTGTCCATAGCTCCTAGGGCTTTGCTTCCAGCTTAGACACGCGCTGCTCAACATTACCAAGTCGGCTAAAGGTTTCCTTGCGGTCTTCCTTGATGTCTTGGTGCAACACCTCAAGTTGTGAGGCTATATGTTCCACGGCGCTTGTAAGCCTGATCACAGCATCGCGTGCTTCATCAGACTTTCTACTGAATCCCATGGCGCCCATCGCGGCGACTGAGATGGATGCGCCGGCCACTGCGGCGATGACTTCAATCATGGCAGCGGTGGCCTACATCGTCAGCTTAGCGATCACACGTCAGCGGTATTCGTTGACGGGAATGCTCTGCCGACGCCCCAGATGATGCGCACTGCGCCGCTGGCACCATCGGAGCCAGCGCTGTCAGCGCCGCCGCCGCCACCGCCGTAGAGGCCACCAATGCCTGCACCGTCGACATTGCCAGAGCTGGAGCCGTTATCGCCACCCGAGCCACCGCCACCGCCGGCGCCACCGTCGCCAGTGGCTGCTGCACCGTTTGAGCCTTCCCCTAGGATGCCGACGCCGCCACCGCCTCCACCAGCGCTAGCGCCTCTATCTCCACCGCCGCCAGCTCCACCAGCGCCTGCGGTGGGATCGGTGAGGTTGGTGCCACCATCGCCGCCATCGCCGGAGTAACCGCCGGCGCCACCACCGCCACCACCGACGCCGGCACCGCTTGCTTCACCTGCCCCACCGCCATCTCCACCGCCGTCATAGCCCAAGGTTGATCCACCCGAGCCTCCATTGTTTAGTACTCCAGATGACGCACCAATACCACCGCCACCGCCATTTGCCTGCACAACTGTTGAGCTGGCGTAGGTGATAGTGGAGTTGCCCCCTGCTGTACCAGCAGAGGATATGCCTCCCGTACCGCCAGCCCCTACTTGAATTGTTACCGTTTGCCCTGGAGCAACGGCAATGTTGTTTTGGTAGGACAAGCCGCCACCGCCGCCGCCAAGATCGAAAATCCCATCGCCACCTGCGCCTCCGCCACCGCCGCCAACGCAGACGGCGCAAATACTCGTCACGCCAAACGGCACAGTCCAGCTATGGCTGCCTGCGGTTGTGAACGCCACTTGCCCAGGCAATGCGGTTTGACCGCCTGCCATTGCCATCAACCCTTGCGCAATGCTTCTCATGGCTCAATCCACGTAGTCAACAAGGGCAGAACCGCGCCAGCGAGTGCCGCCATCTTTAGTGACAAACATAAACAGATGAGTTTTGCCAGTTGTCAATGTTGGCGGTACATCGTAAGGCCATTTGACTGATGTAGGCCAAGTAATAACGCCGCTTGTGTGTGTCAGCTCTAGTGTGAAGGCATAGGCACGGCCAGAGCTAGGTGGATTGCTGAAGGTAAATGTGCTATCTGCGGCGATGGTTTTGGTGAAGTAATTGCCGAGAGAGCAGTCAACATCTAGTGCGGCTACTGCTGTTACGTCCTCGGTGTAGGGGCCATCGTTGGCGATGCCGCTGTCGAATGTTTGCAGCGCGGTAAAAGACTGCGCAGTGTCAAGCTTGGCTGTGTCAGCGTCATAGGCTTGCACATCCGTGCCAATGACAAGTCCAAGCGTGCTTC